CTTCGCCCTGGAAATTGCGAAGGGCGCCACGGGTGCCGCAGCTTACCGGGCTTCATACAAAACCAAGGCAACACCCAAAACCCAGGGCAACCAGGCGCACAAGCTGCGCAAGCGTCCCGATATAAACGCGGAAATAAAGGCCTACCAGGCTGCCATTGAAAGCGAGAAACATAGAACGCCGGCCGCTTTGCGTGCTCTCATAATTAAAAGCTTGGTCGGCGTCATCATCGACGAAGACACGCCGCCGGCCGTGCTGGTCCAAGCGGCCAAGGTAGCCGGCACGATTAGCGAGGTCGGGCTATACACGGAGCGCAAAGAGGTCCGGACCATCAGCAGCAGCGACGATGCCAAGGCCCGCGTCATGGCCGAGCTGCGCCGGCTTATGAATGCCCAGGCCGAGGATGCGCACACCATCGACGCCGCGGCCAGCTCGCTGCTCGACGAATTGGCCGACGTGCGACCCCACCCATCCCCCACCAGCCCGATTGACGAAGCGGAGTCCCTGGCTGATGAACATACTATTCCACACAAACAATCCCAAAATTTACCAGAATCAGACCCCCACCCCCTCGATACAGCGCACCCACCCCCTATCGAAAATTAATACTTTATGGTAAAAAATTCCGCAAATTTAGAACTAATAGCGCGTCGAGAACCGAAACGTTTTGGTTCTCTGATTGTTCGGAATCCGAAGATGATGTTGAAGAGGAAGGATTTTTCGTATGAGCAATGTATGGAGATTGAGATGACGCCGGCTCAAAGGGAAGTATTTTTAATTGTGGATGAGTGGTGGAAGCGATATGGATATAGCCCATCGGTTAGGGACATTGCGTATCAAAGGGGAAGAAGCGGATTGGGCAATACGTTAGAGATTGTGGATCGGTTAGTGGCCAAAGGTGTTTTAAAAAAGTTGCGGAAAAGCGGGCGGTCGATTCGTCCTGTTTATATTAATTTCAAGAATTTAGAATGAGCGATAAATTAGATGCTTTGATGGCGACGCTTCCTGAAGAGGAGAGGGAGGTGTTTTATAACGCCGTGGAGGATTACCGTTTGGCTTTAGAAAGAGAAAAAGCTCAGAGCGGGTTTATGAATTATGTGAAGATGATGTGGCCGGGGTTTGTGCATGGAAGACATCATGCGGTTATGGCGAAGAAGTTTGAAGCTATAGCCAATGGGACACTAAAACGGTTAATCATCAATATGCCCCCGCGGCATACTAAATCTGAGTTTGCTAGTTACCTATTGCCTTCATGGTTTTTGGGTAGGTACCCGAATAAAAAAATTATCCAGACGTCGAATACTTCTGATTTGGCGGTTAACTTTGGCCGGAAGGTGCGTAACTTGGTGGACAGTGAGCAATACGCAAAGGTATTCCCTGGCGTGGCGCTCCGGCAGGATAGTAAAAGCGCCGGCCGGTGGGCGACGAATCAGAATGGGGAGTACTTCGCTATCGGCGTTGGGGGAACTGTGACCGGTAAAGGTGCTGACCTATTGATTATTGATGACCCGCATTCTGAGCAGGAAGCGGCTTTAGCTTCTGGGGACCCGAGCGTTTTTGATAAAACGTATGAGTGGTATACCTCTGGGCCCCGGCAACGTTTACAGCCAGGTGGAGCGATTGTGGTTGTGATGACCCGCTGGGCTGAGAGGGACTTGACGGGCCGGGTATTGAAAGACGCCCAGATGCGGGATTCTTTGGGGGAATGGGAGGTTGTAGAGTTCCCCGCGATTATGCCCAGTGGTAATCCGCTGTGGCCTGAGTTCTGGTCGGCCAAAGAATTAGAAGCATTGCGGGAAGAACTACCCCCGTCTAAATGGAATGCTCAGTACCAACAGGCGCCTACTGGAGAAGAGGGTGCGCTGGTTAAACGGGAGTGGTGGAAGATGTGGAACCCGGAAGATCCTCCAAGATGTGAATTTATTATTCAGTCTTGGGATACCGCTTTTACGAAAAATGAACGTTCGGACTATTCTGCATGTACGACCTGGGGTGTTTTCCATATGAATGACGACCCCAATGATGTGAATGTGATTTTGTTGGATGCGTTTCAGAAACGAATGGAATTCCCAGAACTAAAAGAAAAAGCGATGGCCAGCTACAGGGAGTGGGAGCCGGACGCTTGTATCATTGAAGCCAAAGCTGCTGGGGCGCCGCTCGTGTTTGAGCTTCGGTCTATGGGAATGTTGGTAAGTGAATACACACCTAGCCGTGGGAATGATAAGTTTGTGCGATTGAATTCGGTGACGGATTTGTTTAGATCGGGCAAAGTATGGGCGCCTGAGACAAGATGGGCCAGCGAAGTGATAGAGCAGATGGCGTCTTTCCCCAATGGCGAGCATGATGATTTGGTGGACTCAAGTACCCAAGCGCTGATAAGATTCAGGCAGGGTGGGTTTTTACGTTTGGATTCTGATGAGCGTGAAGAGCTGCAGAGCTTTCGCCGCAAAGCGGTTTACTATTAAGGATTAAATAATGGCTACTAATATGTTTCCATCCATCAACCCAGCGCCTCTTGGGCTGGATGCGCTCGATGTACCAGACGAGGGCGTTGGTATTGAAATTGAAATTGAAAATCCTGAAGGGTTAAAGATTGGAATGGACGGCATGGTGATTGACATGCTAGAAGAGCCAGCAGACGAATCGTTTGATGAGAACCTGGCCGATGTAATGGATAAGGGAAAGTTAGCTGGAATAGCTACCGACATCATTGAGATGGTGGACGCGGATATTAATTCAAGAAAAGAATGGGTAGAAATGTATGTCAAAGGACTAGATGTCCTGGGCATGAAATACGAAGAAAGAACCGAGCCGTGGAATGGTGCTTGCGGTGTTTTTTCTACCATCTTGACGGAAGCTGCTGTACGCTTTCAATCAGAAACTATTTTGGAAACGTTTCCAGCCCAGGGTCCTGTTAAAACAGAAATCATTGGCGCTATTGACAAGTTAAAAGAAGACGCGGCCGAGCGTGTTCGGGAAGATATGAACTTCCAGCTAACGGAAGCGATGCCTGAATACAGACCCGAGCATGAAAGAATGCTTTATTCATTGGGTTTAGCTGGCGCTGCGTTCAAGAAAGTTTATTTTGACCCGTCGTATCAGCGTCAAGTAGCGATTTTCATCCCTGCTGAAGATTTTATTATTCCCTATGGCGCCTCTAGCGTCATCAATGCAGAGCGTGTAACCCACGTTATGCGCAAAACGAAGAATGATATTAAGAAATTACAGGTTTCTGGTTTCTATCGTGATGTAGACCTGGGTGAGCCCGTCAGCATTCATACCGATGTAGAGAAAAAGAAGGCCGAAGACCAGGGATATAGCCTAACGGACGACGACCGGTACCAGATTTTGGAAGTTCATATTGATTATGACCTGCCAGGGTACGAAGATGAAGACGGAATTGCTCTACCTTACGTGATTACCATTGACCGTGGCACGACAGAGGTGCTTTCTATCCGTAGAAACTGGTCAGAAGATGATGATCGCCGTCTCAAGCGCCAGCATTTTGTCCAATATACGTATGTTCCTGGCTTTGGAGCGTATGGATTGGGTTTAATTCACCTAATTGGTGGCTATGCCCGGGCTGGAACGTCCATTTTGCGCCAATTAGTGGATGCTGGTACGCTTTCTAACTTACCCGGAGGTCTTAAATCCCGCGGTTTACGCATAAAAGGGGACGATACACCCATTAATCCTGGTGAATTTAGGGACGTAGATGTGCCTTCTGGCACTGTACGCGACAACATTATGACGTTGCCGTACAAGGAGCCGAGCCAGGTTTTGTCTGCATTGCTCGACAAAATTACCCAAGAGGGTAGACGTTTAGGCTCTATTGCGGATATGCAAGTGTCCGATATGTCGGCGAATTCCCCAGTGGGTACGACATTAGCACTGTTAGAGCGCCAGCTCAAGAACATGTCTGCTGTTCAGGCGCGCGTTCACTATTCAATGAAGCAGGAATTTAAACTGCTGCGAGTCATCATTCGTGATAACACGCCAGGTGAATATGAGTTTGACCCATCTAGTGGCGACCGCATGGCCAAGCGTGAAGACTACGACATGGTGGATGTGATTCCTGTATCGGATCCTAACAGTTCCACGATGGCTCAGCGGATCATGCAATACCAGGCTGTCATCCAGCTGGCGCAGCAAGCCCCACAAATTTATAACTTGCCCGTTTTACATAGACAGATGATTGAAGTGCTGGGCATTAAGAATGCTGACAAGTTGGTACCAGTGGAAGACGACATGAAACCGCGCGACCCAGTGAGCGAGAACATGGCTTTCTTGAATGGCGAACCAACCAAAGCGTTCATCTACCAAGACCACGACGCACACATTGCTGTTCACGCAAGCATGATGCAAGACCCGCTTTTGATGGCGCAGATTGGCCAGAACCCACAAGCCCAGAAGATGATGGCCGAGATTCAAGCGCACATTGCAGAACACTTGGCGTTTGCTTACCGCAAGAAAGTGGAGGAGCAGCTGGGTGTTCCAATGCCGGCGCCGGATACCGATTTGCCAGAAGAATCGGAATTGATGCTGTCCCGCTTGGTGGCTCAAGCTGCAACTCAGTTGCTGGCTCAAAGCAAAGGCCAGGTTCAGCAGCAGCAAGCTCAGCAAATGGCGCAGGACCCAGTGGTCCAAATGCAGCAAGCAGAGCTGGCTATTCGCAAGCAAGATGCCGAAACCAAGCTGCTCAAAGTCAAGGGCGATTTGCAGCTGAAAGCTGAAGAGTTATCACTCAAAGCGCGCGAAAGTGCGGCCAAAACTGGTGAAGACCCAGCTATGGCAGCTATGCGTTTGCAGCAAGAAATTATGCAAGCCCAAGAGTTGCACGGTTTAGAAATAGCCGCTAAACAGATGGAGCTTCAACAAGCCCAGGCTCAGCAGCAGCAAGCTATGCAACAGCAACAAGCTCAGGTTCAACAGAAAATGGCTCACGGCGGTCAAATACACGCTCAAAAGCTAGCTCATGGCGGGCAAATTCACATGACGAAGATGCACCAAGCAGCTGCTGAAAACGGTAACAACCAAAATACGTCAAAGGATGAATGATGGATCACAAACTGCTTGATATCTTGAACGGCAAACTGAACGAACAAGTTCAGCAGTTAGTCGATGTTGTTAGTGCTGGTGGAGCTAAATCCCACGAGCATTACAAAGAACTGTGCGGAACTATCCGAGGTCTGCAAACCGCACAGATGGAAATTGCTGACCTTGTGCGAAAAATTAAGGATTATGACGATGACTGA